TTTCTGAGTCCTGCTGTTATCTTTCTAAACGCTTCTCTTATCTTCTTTATCCCTTCGATCATTGTTCCTTCCTTTCTGCAAATTCCATGTTCTCCGCCACAATCTCTGTCGTGTATACTTTTGTTCCGTCCGTTTTTATGTAGCTTCCTGTCTGGATTCTCCCTTCCAGTGCGATCTTAGTTCCTTGATTCAAATACTTATCTGCAAATTCTGCGTTTTTTCCAAATGCAACACATCCGATAAAATCTGCGTCCTGCTGCCCTTCTCGCTTAAATCTGCGATCTACTGCAAGCGTGAACCTTGCTATACATAGATCTTCCTCGTTCCAGCTTATCTCAGGCTTCCTGGTTAATCTGCCCATTAGTATTACTTTGTTCATACTTCCTCCACTTCTTTTAATCCTAAAATACAATAACCTTTTTCTAATCCTTTAAAACCTTCCAGAACATAAATCACTTTCTTCTCTGTTATCCTTCCTGTCTCTTCTCCATTGTCCATTTCATGCATTTCAAGAATATCTCCGATCTGATAGTTTCTATCATTCTTTTGCAGCTCAAACGATTTCTTTCCTGCATCCACCACGTCAAAGAACATTTTCGCAATTTTTAAGCGGTGTCTTCTTTCATCTGATCTGGTTTCCTGTACTTCTACTTTGTTGGTCTGCGGAATCTCTACACGTTCTTCCTTTTGTTCTTCTGTGTCAAATTTGATTAGTTCACAGATTGCATCTGCCATTTTAACAATTGTCTTTTTAACAACCTCATGAAAAGGATCATCGTCACCATTATCAATAGACAATGTTATAAATCCTTTTCCGCAGTCATACCATCCATCAAAGCCATTTGATCCTCGCAATGTTCCACCAGAGTTTCTATAATGGATCTTCATGTATTCTTTCAATTCAGATAAATTGTTTATACCAGCACTGCGAATATCACTTTGCATATACTCCGCAAATGCTTCTATCGCCTGTCTTTGTATTTCATCCGGCTCTGGACAATATTCTGGAAAATCTTTTTCTAATTCCATCTGTCCTTCAATCTCTGTTTCTTCCTCTTCTGCTTCCTGCCTTGATTCCTTTAGTTCTGCTTCTCGTTGTTCTTCCAGGATGCGTTGTTTGTACTCTCTTATCTTCTTGACAGTTATGATCTCGTCCGGATACCAACTGTATATTTCTTCCAGTCCTGCGATCTCTACAGCTACAGAAAAACTAATTTTCTGTTTTTCTAACAGTTTTCTCAGCTCTGGAATCAAATTACTGTTGATGCTCATTGCATTTGCGATCTGTGTCGGTTTCTTTCCAAGAATCTTTGCTGCTATGTCTCTCAGTCTTCCAGATTCTAGATCGTAGCCCATTATCTTCTCTCCTGCTGCCTTTGCATCTTTCAGTGCATCCGTTAATAATTTGATTCTTTCCAGTTCTTTTTCTGGTGTTGCTTTTCTGTAACTGTTGGAGATGCATAGCTCTATGATCTCTTCATTTTTGCTTCGTGGCTTTCTGATCTGGCATGTTGCTTCCCTAAATTCCTTGAGATCTTCTTCCTCTACCAGTTTCTTTAATGCTCTCCATCTTCGTTCGCCACCGATCAGCTTGTATTCTTCTCCGCTCTGGTTAGGCTCATACATAACTTCTAATGGCTGTAGCAGTCCAAGAAGTTTGATCTCTGCTGCCTTTTCATCGATGCCGATCTGATCACTTATGTTGTCTTCGTTTGCGTAAATGTTATAGATATCTATGTCTTTTGTTCTGAATCGTGCCTTTGGCTTCTCTTCGATTCCTTCTTTGCTTGTCTTATTAAGCATGTCCATTACGTTAAATCCTGCCATGTCTTTTCCCTCCTTTCCTAGTCTACTTTCTGGAATCTTCCAGTCTTCTTGTTTCTTCGCTTTGATTCGATATACGCTTGTGCTGCATTCCATTCTTCGTCTGTCATAATTTCTCTGATCACGTTGTTGTAATCTTTCGCTGCATTGCTTCCTCTTGACATTTCTGGAAGTGGTCTAAATGCTGTTTCTGCCTTTTCTGCTACTACAGACCTTCTTATCTCCGTCTGAAACATTTTGTCCTTGTATGTGTCTCTTAGCCATTTGGCTGTATCTTTATTCGTCTGGTTTCCGGTCTTCATGGTCATCAGTATTTTTATCTGCTGCCCTTCATGAATTCCTTTTGCCTGTTCAATCATGTTTTCAATCGCTTCAATTCCATAACCGCCTGCTTTTACTGGAATTATTAACAAATCTGATGCTTTAACCACATTTATCACTGTTACGTCTAACAATAATCCACAGTCGCAGATTGTATAATCATATTTTTTGTTGATATCTTCTGAATTTAACATTTTTTCAATACGATCTATCTGATTATCCATGCTATAGAGCAGTTGAGCATTTGCCTGCATAAGCCACATATTTGCCGGTATAATATCCACATTTTCATATCTTGTATGTCTTATCGTTTCTTCTACGCTCTGCTGCTCTAATAAGATTCCTGCAAGTCCTTTTTCGTTCGGCTCATACACTCCCATCGTCCTGGAGGCGTTACCCTGTGCATCTGCATCTACCATTAATACTTTTTTCCCATATCTCCCTAACAGATATGCCAATGACGTTGATGTCGTTGTTTTTCCAACACCACCTTTTAAGTTTCCAACTCCAATTACTTTCATGATTTTTCCTCCTAATATGGCTATTTATTTGTTATCTTAGTTTTCTTTGTTTCCTTTTAACCATTTATTTAATTCTTTGCTGCATTTTCCGCAGACGTCATATTCTTTATATCTATTTGCGTTTTTTAATCCCATCCTTTTTTCTTTTACTATTATCTCGTTATATGAATCACTTTTACCGCCAATCTTATTTGATGCTATATATGGCAAAAAGAATCCTCCACACACATCACATTTTCTTGCTTCCATTTTGTTTCTCCTCTGTTTTCTACAATTCAGTTTCTTCGTAAACTTTAATACGTTTTCCTTCAGTTTGCATAAGCATCATGTCTATTTTGCCGATTTCTACTTTGTAACCTTTTTCGGTTATTCTTTCTACAATCTCTTCTATCGGCAATACTTTTTCCATTGTATTCGGATAGTCAAACGCTGCGACCATCTTTATTACTTTTGCCATTTCTTTTCCTCCCATCTTTTCAACACCTGGTTGTTCTCAATCGGCATTATCTCTCCTGTTTTTAGTGTTACATAATCTTCGATCACTTTTAGCGCGATCTCTTGGCTGTAGCAGACAGCAACGAAGTTTCCATAGTCTGCTGCCTGTTTTAAGAATTCCTTCTGTTCCTTTTGCAGTCTTCCGTCTCCGTATTTCATTTCGATGTACAAAGATGCGTACTTCCCTTTTGGTACCGGGAGATGCAGATCTGGAACTCCTGCCTTTACTCCCTGCCTTTTCAGAACTGCTGCACTTACGCGATCGCGCTTCCCACCATTTGGGCAGTGATGCAGTAATTTCAATTCTGGATAGCGGTTCTCCATGAACTTGCAGATCGTGATCACTGCTTCTTGTTCGCTTGCTTCTGTTCTTAGCATGTACTGTTGTCTTCTTGCTCTACTCATTCTTTACCCTCCATCGTCTATGTTCCAAGATCTGTATCCATTTTGAACTAAAATGTACTCTACAAATTTATATCCTCTTTCTGTACTTCCTTTTCGTACTCCGCCATTGTTTTCATCGTGTCGTTTGTCTATGTAGTATCCTTTTGGACTTTTTGCATCCTCTCTGAAGAAATCACATTCCCAGATCACATCTTTCTCGATGTGTGGCTGTTTTAAATTCCTAGATGGGGGAGTATGTCTTACCCCCGTATTTCTCCATTTTTTTACGTCCTTTTTCTTTTACCAGATATGATGCTAGTTTCCCATATTGCCCTGTGTCGTCAAGAAGCCTGATGTGAATTCGTCCACGATCCCAGCATTTTTTTATTGCTTTTGTATCAATGTTTTCAATCACCATGTGTATGTGCCTTGCGCCTTTGTCTCCTGTTTCCAACACATATACATACTTAAATTCTTTTCCAATCTTTTTATGCTGTTTTCTTAGATCTCTGATCAGTTTATCCTTCTGCTTTAACATCTCTTTGTATGTGTCTGGTCTTTCGTCTTTTCTGTAGGAAAATGTGATGAACATATCTCCACCTTGGAAGTTACAGTTTAATTTCCATCTTAGCTGTTCTGTTTGTCTTCTGATATTTACATTCTCCTGTTCTAGTCTACTTGGTTCTCCAGTTTTGGCTCTCTTCTCTTTTGGTTTATGCTTTCGGCTGTAGTATTTCTTTATCTCTACTGTCTTGCCTGCGTACACTCTTCTAATCCAATATGGCATTTGTCTTTCCTCCTGGTACTGTTCAGTTAATCTATTAGTATTTACTCAAACTTAATACTTTTATCAAGTCTTAAAAGCGGATTCGAACCGCTTATTTCCTTGCTTTTTCGTTTTTAATTTGCTATACTATATTTGTGGTTTTTAATCCACAATATGGCATTGAAAAGGCATCCCGATCACTGTTCCGGGATGCCTTTTTCTTTTACCATTTCTTTCAATCTCTCCGGATCATCACATATGTCCTCGTATCTTCCAAGCTTGTCCACAATGTCCCCGATCGCGCAGTTATTATCTACGCGAATCAAGGACGCTCTGTATGTATAAGATTTATGATTTCTCATCGTCAATCTCATCTTGATCTCCTTATTCTAAATGCTGTCTGATCGTTATTAGTCGTTCACGTAATTCTTCTGCTTGCTCTGCATTCATTCCGCAAAATTCAATTCCATCTAATCCTTTTTTCATTCCGATAATCAGAACATTTCCATTGATCGGATGCCCATGAACATCTGTTTCGTATAGATATGACGCAATTGGATTGACCTGCGCCGTTTCATGATACAAATACTCTTCATCTACAAGCATCATCACTGGATACTGTTCTTCTGTTAGTGTGTACAGCCTTTTTGGATGCACAGCTTCTACAATTTCACATTCTTTTCCTATTAGCTTATAAAACTTATGTAGCTGCTCCATATTCGTTCCTTCTGGATAATCAAGCATCAATACTTTATCGCTCATATTTTTATCATCAAAGATGTCAATATTTACTCCATCCTTGATCAGAATCATTTTCCCTGTCTTATCACTCATTTTTTGCTCCTTTACGCATATCTACAATCATCAATTTTCCTACGATTTCTTTTTGATCAAGCTCAAAGATATGCCTGTCTTTAAACTCTATATAATTAATCAGCTCATCTGCCATTCCTATAGCATAGCCTTTCTTTATGTGCTCAATGTTTCCATCTCTATATAATTCATTTGGAATCACAGTTTTTTGATATACTATTTTAATGTTTTCCAGTATTTCAACTGCTTTTCTCATTGCAGAGATTGTCGGATTTTCACCCAATAAATCTCCTCCCATTATTCCGTGCATCTTCATTTGCTCATCATATCTTTCGATATTATTTTTCAGCACGCTTATAGCTGTACTGACATTCATCTTGCTTTCTTCGTTTCTTTCATGATATAATTTGTTTGAACTTTTATTTGTGCCTTGGGAGTTAGCTAGGCTACTTCCTGGGCCTTTTTTATTTTCACTCATCACTATTTTTTCTCCTCTTTATACTTGTATGCTTCTACTGTCGTTGAGCTATGTAGGGCTTCTTGCACTTTTTTTGCCATTTCTTTTCCTGATTCATCTAGCCCCCCCTCCTCTTCCAGGAGATCTGCAACATATCTTAATACTCCAATCGTAATGTGTACTGTTGCGTCACATAACGGAGATATGTACTCGTTTACATCTCTTGCTGCTTCTACACATGCTTCCTGCAGCGTTACCACCGATGCTATATTCATTCCATTTTCCTTCAATCTCATTGACTTCTCTATCTCGTTTAATAATTTCATTTGCATTGGTCCCATTTTATGCTTGTCCTTCCTGCCCGGAATCTCACCGGGCTGTTTTCTTTTCTTTTGCTCCGATGGCTCTGATCACTGTCACTGCCATCATCTTTTTTTGTTCTGGTGTCAGTTCTCTTACTTCTTTGTCATTTACGAATCGTCTTACCTTATATTCTTCCATAGCGTTCCCTCCTCTCTTCTCAGTCTATTTGTATCTGCTTGTCTGTTATGCAGCATTCGTTGGAGTGTTCTCATCCATCTGCTGACGTGCAGCCAAAATCTCGATGCTTGCCTTTACGATTGCCAAGGATTCCTTGTCCAGTTTCTTAAGGTTCTCCACTGTTCTTTCAAACATCTCTTTTCTTTTCTCTGTCATATTTCCACCTTCTTTCTTTTGTGTTGCAAATGGATTGACACTCCGCCCGATTTATTCACATAATAATGATTATTTTTAAGGGGAGTTCTCCGCGTGGTGTACGGAGTTAAGGATTTCTTTGGATCGCAGTCAGGCAATGTCAAATGCCTGCATTTTGATCGGACGGAGTGTCAATCCATCTGCTGCCTTATTTGCTATTTACTTTTTTCCTGTGTTGCCAAAACAGTATTCTCCTTGTCTATTTACATCTTTCTTCCTATAATGAACTTACAGGACACTGCCACGTCCAAGTAAATAAGGAAGGAGAACACTATTTTGGCAACACATAAAGAGTTATCTAATTTCACGCATGATCGGCTGTCTAAATGCAATCATATTGATTTAGAGATTGCTGAACTCAAAGCAAGTCTTACTGTAAAACAGTCTAATCAGCTCGTTCCTCAAGCCATATTTGATAAAATAAAAGATCTTTGCATTAAACTTTCTGTAGTCATAAAACAAGATGCCTTAACAATTCTTGCAGCTTTGACATTTTTAGAACAACTTTTAAAGAAGAGTAATGTTATACTTTCTCAAGCTATAGAAATTCTTGAGAACATCAAAAATCTTTTATAATTCCTTAACTCTCCGTTATTACTTCGGAGAGTTCTTTTTTTATATTCTCAAAGAGTTCTTCTGCGAGTCCAATATCTCCACAAGTTATAAGTCTTAAAATTTCTTTTTCATCCTGTACCAACACCAAATTCCCACATACATTCATTATGTTTATAATTTGCTGCACTTTATTTTTAAACTCTTCTTCTTTATTTTCTTTTTTTGCCTTCTCCTTTTCTTTGCGTATAATTTTTTTAGCTACTTTTAAACGAGCTTTATATATGCCTCTTATTAATCGTCCTGGTTCTCTTAGTTTTACCGGACATTTTGTTTTAATGTCTAATGACATTCC